TCCCAGGATTGATAGTATTACCTCTCAGTTGTATAGTCTTTACTAAGAGGCCGTTCAAATACGCCTCCATTGTATACTGAGTCTTGACTAAGCCAACCCTAAATGGCTTATGAATAGGAACATTATCAAGCAAGGCAGTCTGAATAGTGTGATCGGCATCGGCAATTGTTATTTCCACACGATTTATCTGTGAATTTAGTTCAATTTTCAGAAAGGTCTCAGGTGTAACAAGTTGTAACGGACTATTTCTTGGATTCGGCGCGATCATACAAAAGGTGCGATTGAATCCAGTAGGGATATCCTCGGCATATTCATTGTTAATAAGCACATCCATTGTCATACTATAGGACGACTGACCCTCCAAAAGCGTTGAATACAGGGGCTGTGGTTTAGTATCTACATCGGCATTACTTGTTCCGATTATAATATTTTGAATATCCTTCTTTACTGTCCAGAACTGATCCGATGTATCTGTGCCGGGTATAAGGACGAACCCTGGAGAACCAGGCTTTTCCTGGAAAATAGGGTAAAACCAATGATCTACAACCATCAGTATTATGCCAATTAGCAAAACGCCAGCGATTATATACATAAAAATCTGAAGGAGACCACTGCCTGCTACAGGCGCCGAAATACCCTGAGCATTAACCTTCGTCGGGCCCACTACAATAGGGGTCTTACCTTTGATTACTGCCGCAGGTTTGCCAACATTTTTACCTATGGTTTCAATCTCTTTTAGAGCATCTGCCGCTAACTTTGCCCGCGAAGGATCCATCTCTACCATAGAGATGTCATCTTCTTCTTTCTAGTTTTTCTCTGACCTGGCCCCTTGGTCCCATGCTTTCTTAAGGTCTGCGCTTTCGGATTATAGCCGATGCGCTTGTAATATGGTATAGACTCAGACGCCTTACAATTGACCAGTTTCTCGCGTAAATAGCACACAAATGACAGGCGACTATAGGCCTTATCCACGCCCTGAGTGCCAGTTTCCTTCTTACTTTGATACACGTTAGGGAGTTTCTTATTGAAAGCAGCATCCTCGGCCGTCTCGCGCATTTCCGTATTACAGTGCCACTCATGAACATCCATGGCCAGAAAGTCACCGGTTCTCAAATCAAAGCCCACCTTGAATCTGGGAAATAGAGTGTAGCCACCGTGGTATTTACCGCGTTCTATGACGGATAAGTTGCCGAATCCCTTCCGCATATCCCCATCGTCCATATGAAGCCCCGTGCGGAAGTTGCGATTCATTGTGACGGATGAGAAGGCCGTGTTCGCAATTTGGAACGCAGGGTTCTCCTTGGCCTGCTTATACTGCGGCGAATACCGTTCGGGAACCAGTTTTTTGAATAGTTTGTCAATTTCCTCGATGTAGGGAATACCCGCCTTATATTCCTCAAAATATCGCTGGGTATACGATGTAAGACGGCAGGGTAACTTCATAAACGGAGTCTGCTCAAAATACCCTAGGACTGAAGAGAACACGTTATTATTTACGCGCATCTTGCTGGTCTTGCCATTCTCCATATAGCGGGCTGAGTGCCCATTGATTTCAGTCGGCTTCCGCTTCTTCCAATAGGGACTATTCAAGTCAATCGGTCCAGCCGCCGCCCCACGATTTCTTGAGGCTGACGCCGCATTATGGAAATTCTTCCATGCGAGTTCTACGATATCATGCGGTATGACGTTTTTACGAAGACGCGCCAAAAGCCGTTTACCTCCAGGCGCCTCGGGATCCTTGGCGTAGACATCTATGTCCGTATCAAAGATGGTGTCAGCGTCTTTCTCACTGAAATAAGTGCCCTCCCTGGCCTTAATCTGGTCATCAGTGAGTTTAGGCTCTAAGATGACCTGTCTAACTCCCGAGGTCTTTGCAGTTTTAACGGCTTGTTTGGGGATTTGTAAACCCTCAAATAAGTCCTCGTCAGTGACGGGCATCTAAATACTTTTTAGAAAAAAGTATGTCAAAAAAAGTATGTCAAAAAATATCTTAATTTTTCTATGTAGACTTGGGTAAATTGAAATACAGGATACCCCCTAGGATAGCCGAGACAACTACACCTGCTACAGCACCCTTCAGCATCGCTTGCTGGTCGGCCTCCATGAAATCCTGCGCGGTGATTACTGGTGATACACCTCTGGCACCTAGTCTGGCGTAATACTGTAAGACCTCCGTCTCTGTATAACTGCGCTTGCCTAACATGGTATTTACGTCATTGTGCAGGTCAATCGTCCACCGAAAGAGATCCTTTCTGGAGTCTAATGATGGGCCAATCGGAAGCTTGGTTAAATGTGAAATATAGTGCGTGCGGCAGATTGGGCAGGGTATAATGACCTGCAGCGACTCAAAAAATTCTTTCATAGCCTTCTTTTCAGTGTAATTCGGATCCTGTGAATACCCTAGAGCGGCTATGTGGATTGTGTGCCAGAAAAAGGGTCCCCAGACTTCAGGCGGAATATGCATTCCTTCTATTATATGTGCCATATATGATGATTTACATATTTGACGCGACCCTTTCTAAAAGTGTAGAGCCCGCACCTAAGACGCGCACCATACTATATTTAGTGTTGTAGAGGCGATGTCATATGAACCACAAAATTTACATCAAACTACTTTTTGTTCAAATTGCGGTGGGTCCGGACATGTATTTCGTCAGTGTATAGAGCCCGTTTCAAGTTACGGTGTCCTAGTATTCAGATGGGTCTGTCGTAGCGCTACATGGCCACAGAGAACTGAATTTTGTTCTGATAACAGGCACCCCACGGGCACATCGTCTTTAGTGCCACAAGTGCTAATGATTCAAAGGAAAGATACCCTAGGATTTATGGATATTATGAGAGGAAAATACAAGATACATGAACCTGATTATATATGTAAACAATTGCGTGGAATGACGCCCAGTGAACGTGAGCGCCTTCTCAATGATGACTTTGACAATATATGGAACGACTTGTGGGGTTCAGATCTAGAAAGTTCACAACGTTATGCCAATAATAGACAAGTTTCCAAGCAAAAACTTAGTGAATTGAGGCAGGGTGTAGTAACATCCAAAGGTGAAAGCTATAACTTATCTGAGCTTCTCCGGCGAGAGCCTGCCCTATATGAAACTCCTGAATGGGGGTTTCCTAAAGGTCGCCGTGATCTCTTTGAAACAGATATACAATGTGCTTACCGTGAATTACACGAGGAGACCGGTATATCCGAGGATAATATATGGAAAGTTGTAAATGTAGCGCCTTTTATTGAACAATTCTACGGTTCCAATAATATTCACTATAGACACACATACTACATTGCTCATTATATTGGCGCTGACAAGGTGGGGTTTGATAAGGCCAATCTAGAAATGACGAGAGAAATCGGAAATCTGGCGTGGAAGAATTTGGATGAGGCTCTTGTATTGCTGAGACCCGAGAATGTAGAAAAACGTGGAATGCTTATACAACTCGCTAATCTGTTACGCAACTTTTCACCCGTTTTACCGTCTGAACTACTCGGTCAAAAACTAATTAAGGAAAATACAGAAGGAGAACAGCAAGATTCGTATGTCTTCACCTACGCCGACCGAAGCGACAAATCAAAACGATTCTTCGGATCAAGATACACCTACAAACGAGTCTCAAGAGTCCACGGCAGAAACGTCGTCGAATAATGAGGCTAAGGAAGAAGAGGCTGAGGAAGAAGGGCCTGAGGAAGAAGAGGCTGAGGAAGAAGAGGCTGAGGAAGAAGAGGCTGAGGAAGAAGAGGCTGAGGAAGAAGAGGCTGAGGAAGGTCTTGCACCTGCTGGCCTCAATCGTCAAGATGATGAGAATGGCCTATATCCAGATATAGAGGATTCCACGTTCCTAGAGAAACTACTCGCAAAGCGTGAGTTCCGTGAATCAAAGCAAAAAAAGATAACCGACAAAATGTTGGAAACTGATGTATGTAAAGTCAGCGAATTTGAATATACTCCCGTCCAACGGTTCATAGCGCAATTCATGTCACCAGACACACCGTATAACAGTATGCTTCTATACCAAGAGTCAGGCGAGTAATATCAAAGATCGTGCGATAAAACCCTGGTTGGATCGCAGGTGGGGCCAGAATAAAGACGCGGT